CCTGGAGGCGGTCCGCGATCTGGGTATACGACCAATCGTTAAGCTGCGCCTCGCGCTGCACGGCCGTCTGTCGCGCCTTGACCGCTTCATCCTGTGTCCGAACGGCTTCTGCCGCCAGGCGTTCGGCGTCGCGGGCCCGCTTTTCTGCCGTCTTAGCAGCCTCTTCGGCAGCCCGTTTCTCGTCCGCAGTTGCCTTATCCAATGCTCGTTTCCTGTTGAGGGCCACGTCGTATGCGAGGTCGCTCCTCAGGGTAGCGCTCATCTGCTCTGCATCGAGCACTTCTTGGATGGCGTCTGCGATTCGCCCGTAGCCCCACTCCTCCAGAGTCGCCTGCCGCTGGATCTGCTGCACTCTGTCTCGGATGCTCTGATCCTGCTGCCGCTTGGCCTCTTCGGCCTGGCGCTCAGCCCGGCGCGCGACTTCTTCGGCCGCCTTTTTCTCGGCCTGAGTAGCCTGATCCAATGCGCGTTTTCGGTTCATGGCGACATCGTAGGCCAGATCGGAGCGAAGGCTTGCGCTCATCTCCTCAGCGTCAATTACAGCCTGGATAGCATCGGCCACCCGAGTATAGCTCCACTCTTCGAGAGCGGCCTCGCGCTGGATCTCCTTGGTCGCATTGCGCACTCTCTCGTCCTGGGCCCGGGCCTGCTCCTGAGCGCGCTGCTCGGCTTCCCTTGCCCGCTTCTCGGCTTCGCGCGCCGCTTCCTCAGCTGCTTTCTTCTCGTCCGCTTTCGCCTGGTCGGCGGCACGCTTGCGGTTGGCAGCGACGTCGTATGCGAGATCCGACTGCAACTTGGCGCTCATAGCCGAGGTGTCGAGCATTTCCTGAATGGCATCGGCCACTCGGCCGTACGACCACTCCTCAAGGTAGGCCTGTCGCTGTATATCCTGGACGCGATCCCGCACGCTCTGATCTCTCTGGCGGTCCGCCTCCTGCGCCTGCCTCTGCGCATCGCGCGCGGCGTCTTCAGCGGCCTTTTTCTCGGTGGTCGCCGCGTCCTCGGCGAAGCGCTTGCGGTTCATGGCAACCCGGTGAGCCAGGTCGGATCTGAGGTCCGCTGTCATCTGCTCAGCGTCCAGAACCCCCTGGATCGCATCGGCTACCGCAGCCAAAGACCAGTTTTCGAGTTCAGCGACCCTGTCGATGCCCTGGACGCGAGCCTTGACCCGGGCGTCCTGGGCGCGTTCGGCATCCTGCGCAGCCCTCTCGGCCTCGCGGGCCTGCTGCTCCGCGGCTTTAGCAGCCTCTTCGGCCGCCCGTTTCTCGTCCGCAGTTGCCTTATCCGATGCTCGTTTCCTGTTGAGGGCCACGTCATATGCGAGGTCCACCCTGGTTCGAGCAGCCATCTCCTCGGTATCGAGGACCTTTTGCAGGGCATCGGCGATTTGGCTGTATGACCAGTCGTTGAGGGCCGCTTCGCGCTGCACCGCCTGGATTCTGTCGCGCACATACTGCTCCTGCTGCGCGGTCGCTTCCTTCGCGGCCTTCTCCGCCTCGCGGGCCGCCTGTTCAGCTGCGGTTTTCTCGGCCTTGGCAGCCTCAGCAGCAGCGTCCTTGCGCAGCGTCGCAACCTTGTACGCCAGATCTCCGCGGAGCTTAGCGCTCATGGTCTCGGCATCTAGAATCTTCTGAATGGCGTCGGCCGTTCGCTCATATCCCCAGTCTTCCAGAGCGGCCTTGCGCTCCGCATCCTGAACGAGCCCGCGAACAATGTCGTCGTCGGAAGTGCTTTCGCGAATCTTCTGGCGCATACCCTCATAGTTGGATTCATACTCCGCCAGCGCAGCCTTGAATGCCGCGTCCCTGTCGCCCTTGTTGGCTGTGAGGGCAGCAGTGATGGCATTGACCAAGGCTTGTGCGCGCTTCTGGGCATAGAACGCTACAGCGGGGTCACCGGACTTCATCTCGTCTGCGATCCGTGCCCACTCGTCGATCAACCCGCCGAACACGTCCCTGGGCATCTCGGCAAGCTTACGTCCGTATGCCTGGAAGTCGGTCTCGGTTTCGGCTTTGAGCTTCTCTCTCAGACTGGCAAAACCCGATTTGACCTCAATCGAGGCAGCGTCTGCAGCAGCCTTGAAGTTGCCGTCGCTCTGCTTGAGGGCTTTCGTCATGGCATTGATCAGCGCGCCGGCTTTCTCCTCGGCGTATGTGGCTGTGGCTTTGCTATCCGACTTCAACTCATCGGCGATCAAGGCCCATGCGTCTTTGAGCTTGCCGTAGGCCTCCTTGGGCAGCTTCTCGATCTCGTTCGTCCACTCCTGGAAAGCGGTGAGACGGGCTTTATCCGGAACAGGAGCGCCGCCGCCAGAACCCGCCCGCAGTCTCTCCATCGCTCGACCGATTTCGGCTACCGCCTTAACGCCGACGTCCCCGAACTTCGCATAGGCTTTCTGCAGCTTTTCGAGCTCGTCAAGCTGCCTCGCCGTATTGCCGGCGTACTTCTTTTGGATGTCCTCGATCTCTCTCTTGGCCTTCTCCAGGTGCTTGGCCTCTTCGACGCCTAGCCCGGGCTTGAGCTTCTGGTGTTCCGCAAGTTCCTCCTCGGCCTGCTTGAGTTCGATGACAGCCAGGGTAGCCTTTTCGATGATGGCGCCTAGAGTGCCATATCTGTCATACAGGGTGTTGTACTGCTTCTCCAGCGCCAGATACTGCGTCACCGGAGGCGCGCCGTGGCGCTCGAACGTGCCCGCAGCGTAGGCCTTTTCGAGGAGTTCCTCCTGTTTTCGCAGGTCCTTTGTTAGTGAGACCTCTTGGAAATACCGGCGCATGGCCCAGTACTGGTCCTTGATCTTGTCCAGGTCCTTCTTGACTGTCTCGAATTCGGGCTTGTACGTCTTGAGCTGTTCTTCGAGCCTCGGCAGCTCATACCGGACTCGCATTGCTGCCAGTTCCAGCTGATCTTTGCGTAGACTCCACAGCTCGTCTCGATACTTCCTAGCGGCCTCCGCATTGCCGATCAGGGCCCTGCCCATGTCGTCATATCCGATGACCGCCGTAGGCGCCAGGCGCACGATCTCGTCAATGACCTGTCTCAGGCGCTCGTGCTCAACCTCCGACTGGTCGGGCTTGCCTGCCAGCTCGTCATACTCGGAGATTAGCTTGTCGAGCGCGTCAGCCTGCCTCCCGTATGCGTCGGCTTGAGACATGGCTTCGGTGATCGCGGCGCGGGCACGGTCGATCTGCCGGTCGATCTGCCCTTCAAGATCGCGCACAGAGCTGACCAAACCGTAGATGGCTGCCCCCACCGCCGCAATAGCCACGATCCACCCGGCGGGTCCCGACATCAGCGTGACCAGCCCACCCACGGCAGCCATCAGCGGGCCTATCGCCGCCGTCACTGCCGCAAATACTATCGCGGCCTGCTTGGTTCCCTCCGGCAGCTCCGTAAACGCCTGCACCAAGGGCTTGATGCGCTCGATGAGGCTGTTCAGCATCGGAAGAAGCTCGGCCCCGAAGGCCCGCCCGAGGTTCGCAATCTCATTCCGGAATAGCTGCGCCTGCGCGGCGCTAGTCTGCATCTGTTTTTCGAAGGCCCTCTCAGCGGCGCCGCTTGCAGTGGCCATGGAGTCGAGGTCGGACTTATAGTCCTGCATCTCGTTGCGAGTCAGGCCCAGAGCGCCCTTGAGGGCCCGGACGTTGCTGAACAGGGTGGTCATCGACTCAATGTTCCCGCCGGTGGCCTGGTAGACATCCTCGAGCACGCCGGAGAGGCCCTTGCTAGCCAGCGCGGCCGCGTTGAACTCGATGCCCAGCTGCTCGGCATATGCGGCTGCCTGCTCGCTGGGCTGAATGATAGTGAGGATAGCCTGGTTGACTGCCGTCGCTGCCTCCGCAGCCCCGACGCCGCCCTTGGTGAGCGTCGCAAACGCCGCGGCTATCTCCTCAAACTGCACGCCGGCAACCGCCGCGGTCGATATGACCTGCCCGAGGTTGCCTGCGATCTCCTCAAAGGTTAGCTTGCCTTTGTCCATGGCCCGGAACATCACGTCCGCCAGCTGGCCCGCCTGATTCGCCTCCATGCCGTAGGCATTGATGGCGGATGTCAACGCGTCCATGGCCACCGCCGTAGATGTAGCGCCGGCCTGTCCGGCCTTGGCTGCGACCTCCAGCACCTGCATGGCCTCAGCCACGTCCGTAATGCCGGACCCGATAGCGTCGTACAGGCCCGCCGCGAGCTGCTGCGCGCTCTGCGGGATAGAAGAGGACAGGCGTTCCAGCTGCGACCCCAGTGAGTCCAGCTGGCCCTTGGTCATATCGGTGATCGTCCATACTTTGGCCATGGCCGACTCGAAATCCATCGAGGCCTTAGCGGCGAACCCGGTGAGCGCCGTAAGCGGAAGGGTGAGGCCGATGGACATCTGACTGCCGACCTGGGTCATCTGCTGGGCCAGGGCCTGTACCCGCTGACCGACTGACTCCATCCCAGTGCTCATCTGCTGCGCAGCCTGGGCGGCTTCCTCCATGCGCCCCTGCACGCTCTTCAGTTCCTTAGCTAGCTCCTGAACCCTCTGATTCGTGGGGCTGACGCCAGCCATGAGCAGTTCGTCCAAGGCTTGCTCCAAGGCCCGCGCCTTGGCCGCGTTCCCGTCGAACGAGTCCCCGAGGAGCGACTGCTTCGACGACGCGGCGGATATCGTAGCTCCGAGGCGTTCCATGGCCGCATTGACGGTCTGCTCCATCCGCTTCGCGGCTTCCTGGTACTTGCCGTCGAGCGTGACGAGCTCCCGAGTGACCTGCTGAACGCCCTGCTGGAACTTCGTGTAGTCAAGGCCGAACTCGGCCCATATCGATCCCATGCTGCCCCAAGGCATAGCCTCACCACCCCGGTACGCAAGCAGGCCAGGAGCTTATTCCTTGCCCCTGGCCTTGCGCTTGTTCTGTTGCTCTTCCAGCCACTCCAGCGACACCGGCCCTCGTTGCACCGGTTCTGACGGCCTGCCGCCCTTAGCTTTAGCCTCGGCGTCCTTCTGCGCCTGCTCACGCAGCTGCATCAGGAAATGCGCGCACAGCTCGTCCACGCAGAACGCCTCATACTGGCCCACTCCGGGCATGTAGTCACTCGGTCGCCGGCCGAACTCCTGCGCCACTACCGCCAGCCTCAGCACCAGTCCCCGGTCCCGTGCGAAAGGTTTCGAGCGATACCAGACCTCCCTGCGCGTAGTTGAACAGGTCGATCTTCTGCTCGTCAGTCAGAAACTCCCCGACCTCGTTCCAGGAAGGCTCCAGGAGCACGGCCTTGGCAACGGCGTCTACCATAGCCATGGCCTGCGCTGCAGTCTCGGCCTTCGCCTTGGCGTCGTCGACGAACTCCTCCGCGTTGCTGTAGGCGTGCTTGAGCAGCATGTTGGGCACCTGCCCGCTTGCGATCAGGCTCGTCATAGAAACCCGGCGGACCTTCACAGGGATGGTCTCGCCGGGCTCCCAGCCGTGTATGTCGATGATCTGTGTAGCCTTGCCGAGGAACTCCTCGGCGGTGATGGGCGTGCGGGTCTGACTCATGATGCTACATCCTCCTTAGTCGGGGTCGCTCGGGCTACGATGCGGGAGGCAAGGTGGCAACCTGCTCGATGCTGAATGGACCCACGCCGAGCGAGTTGTTATCCGTGCCGGTGATCGTGTAACTGGGCACCATGAACGTCCGATCCTGCTGCGAGAAAGATGGGATGCGCCCCTTCGCGTAGTTCATCGTCATTTTCGTGTAGGCTGTGATGTCGCCGGAAGTGTTGGACCCATCGCCGTAGATTGCCGAGTAGATCTCAGCCTTGAACGGCGTGCGCGTGGTATCCCCCATCTTGGGTGCCGCGTACTTCGCCGTGGCCCCGGTTCCGGTGACAGTGCCGCCGCCGATCATGGCCATGGCATCGAGATTCAGCTTGGCGTCCTGGAGGGTCGCGGTGATGGATGTGAGTTCGTCGACATCCTTGACCGTCGCGATCAGCTTGTCGCCGCCGCGAAGCTCGGTCTCTTGGCCCTCCTTGATGTTGGGCGAGTACTGGACCTGCTGAGGGCTCTCAATACGGATGGTCTTGCCGTCGACTTTAGCAGAGCCGTCCTGGTTGAGCTCTGTGAGCACCATCAGCGCAACGCCGTATACGTTGTCAGCCATTCGTTATCAACCTCCACGTGGAATTCTGAAATCGATTCGCTTCCCGACCGCCTGCAGGTCGGGGTCGTAGTAGTCGCGCATCGTCTGGTCCCACTCGAGCGCGAACCTGCGCCCGTTGGTCCCCGTAAGCTCCGCGTTGTGCAGAAGCCGCTTGACCTCGTCGACAGCCGCATCCACGGGCACGAAGCTGCCCTCCGGGAAGTACAGCCACACCGAGATGGACTGAAAACGCCCGGCCCTGTTGAACGGCGCTGGGGTCTCCTCGCCTATCTCGATCACGCCATAGGGCTTGGGCGTGTCCTTGGTCGCTTTGTGCGGTTGCAGCCAGGTGCGCACAGTGGTGCAGTTGTCGGCGAGATACTGATAGAGCGTCGCCCTCATTTGGTCAGCAACTCCTTGGCCGCCTCGAAGAACTCAGGCGCGAACTTCTGCGCCGTGGGTTCCAGAATTGGCCGCCGGCCCTTGCGGCTCAGCTCGAGGTATTCGCCATAGTCCTCAGTGTGCGCAATCCTGACCTTGAGCTTGCCGTCCTCCTCCAGCACCTCGCCGAACAGACCCTGGCGTGCGTGTCCGGTCTGGTCTCGCCACGGCGCGTTCTGCTTGGCGTAGGCCTCCATCTGCGCGGCAGTCTGCATCCCTAGCCCATGGAGCGCCGTCCGCATTCGGTCCTCGTATCCCTGGAGGTTGCCTATCACGTTATCGAGCCCCGGCATGGCGTCAGCTCACCTCCTCGAGATCGGCATGTATCGCCGTGGTTTGCCCGCCCGTGCTCGCTGGGCTTATGGCACGGACCCTGAACTGCCGGCCCTGGTGCGTGAACGTGTCGCCCCTGATGATGTCCGCATCCCACATGGCCAGCAGTCCCCATCGCTGTGTCTGGATGTGACCGCCCGAGCCGGTAGAATCCTTCGCGTCGGTGCTGGCGAACGTGCTCATGAAGATGCGCATGATTTGGGCCGGAAGCTCCACCGTCTCGCGGTACGAACCCCCGGCCCCGTCGTCTACCTCTCGCATGCGCTTGATTGCTATGGAGCTTGGATTGCGTGCGATCTGGCGTTCTACGTTCCGTCTGGCCTGTGCCGCGTTCATGGCGTCCACTCCTCGGCAGGCTTGGCCCTCAGCATCACGCTGCCCTGCCCCGAGGCCTTGGCCATCGAGGCATACTTGTCCGCCATGCTCATAGAGTAGGTCAGCCGATCCCGGAGCGACACCAACTGCTCAGTCTCCTGGCCCAAGGTCAACCGCTCGACGTCGCCCATCTCCGACTGGAGCATCCCTGCTTTCATCGTCCAGCCCATGGAGGCGGCAGCAAACATGCTGGCCGACTCGGTAAGGATCTCGTCCAGGTCCTCATCGAGCAGGCGCGTGTCGGTATCGCTGCCGCCTGCAGGTATCCGCTCGTCAAGGAGCTTGCGCAGGCGGGCCCTGAGTTCTGCTGTAGGGGTCATGGGATCACCCCTTGCGCTTGGTTCTCGGTCTTGGCTTGGCCGGCGCTGGCGCTTCGACAGGCGGCTCGTGCGCCGGCTTGGGTTCCGGCTGCGGACGAGGTTCCACGGGCTTGGCGGCTTTGTAGCGCTCGCACGTGGTCTCCGCCCCCGCGTCGCTCCAGCGTTTCATCGGCAACTCCGGATGGCATCTCATCGCCGGCAGTCCGGAAAGATCAGCGCCTGGCTTCCAAGGAAACCAGGCGCAGTCCTTACATCTGGCCATCTAGATCACCGCCCTACGGGAGCGTGATCTCTTCGACGGCATTGGCAGGGCTGGCCACGACGCCGCGCCGGGCCCTGGCGACCACGAGCTGCTCAACGAGCCTGGAGAGGTCCGCGTTCCCCGCGTCGACCATCAGGTCGTGCTTGACCAGCTCGCGGAAGAACTTCTGACCCTCGATGAGGTACGCCTTGCCGGCATCAACGCCCGCGTATTCGTAGGTCTTCTCACCGACAGCTGTCGACCAACCATCGTAGAAGATCATGGTGTCGATGCCGGACACGGCCGGGTACTCGGTTCCACCGATCACCATCCGCTGGAGAACCTCCTCGATGTCCCAACGCTTGCTGGAGTGCGCAAGCAGGATGTTGGGACGCCTGGGTGATCTGGTGTCGGTATTCCGGTCCTGGCTGGCGTGCACAAGAGCGGCCTTCAGGGTCGCCCGCAGCTTCTCCCTGTAGGTCGCCTCCGTGGCATTTGCCGCCGTCTGGTTCTTGGCCGCGTAGTTGAAGCTGATGATCGGGTACAGGTGCAGGTGGTTGAGCAGCGCGTTGTATGCCTCGCCCGTTGCCCTGTTCAGCTCCGTGATCTCCCAGGTCTTGTCGTAGACGCGCATGTCCTCGGTGATCTGAAAGCCAGTCGCCCACGTCACGATGGGTACGGTGTCCTTCTCGCCGATCTTGCGTGCGCCGAGCTTGATCTCCTCGAGCTCCATGTGCTCCAGGAACACGACCTGAGCATTGAGGAAGGGCTTGATGTCCACATGCTCCGTGAAGTTCTGATCTTCGATGCGCCGGTAGATCGGCGAGTAGAGTAGAGGCACCTGCTCGCGGCCGAGCTCGAGGTCGATGACGCTCTTCTGCACGAGCTCGTAGAGCCCGGCGGGCGTGGTGAGCATCTCACCCATGGGTTTCGTGAGTTCGAGGATCTCCATCTCGCCGTTTACAATGCGCTTCTTGACGGAGCCGGGCTTGCCGCCAGGCCCAATGAAGGGCACGTCCACCTCAACGGTCTGCTTGCGCCGCTCCGCCCGGAGAGTATCGATGCTGACTATTCTCACGTGTTGTCACCTCTCAATCCTTGATTGCCTACTCAGCGGCCATCAGGCCGGCGGTCTCGAGCGCTGCCAATAGGGCCCTGAGCGCCGTGCGGACCGCCTCGGCATTAGCGTCCTCGGCGCATGCAACCTTAGCCGCTACACGGGCAAGCGCCGCGGTGGCGTCAGCCTGCGCAGCGTCCGCGTGGGTGTCGACTTCGTTGACTGCCGCGACAAGGTTCGTCTTGGCGGTAGTCGTCAGCGCGGTCATCGTGCCGATTGCAGTCGCGGCCTCGTCGTTGATGATTCCGGGCGCCACGCGGAACCAGATCACACCCCCGGCATCCTTGGCCAGGGTTACCACCCCTGCGAGCACCGCCGTCGGGGTCTCCGTGAACTTCTTCGCGGTGGAATCCCAATAGATATTGGTCCCCACAGCGAAGTCCTGAGTCGCATCGATCTGGCTGGTCTCATACTCGCCGGGCTCGATGTTGAGAACGAGGTTCTTTGTCTCTCCCGCGCCGGTTACAACCTTCTGAGCTGCCAGCCCGAGAAACCCGTCGAGCAGCGCAAATGCACCCTGCTCGACCGTGGTGTTCTCAGGCACGCTCACCCTAACCGACTTGCCGTCGCTTACCTTGCGTCCCATTAATCTGTCACCTCCAAATCCCTATATGGCCTGCCGCTTGGTGCGGAGGCTGGTGGACTGCTGTGTGCCGCCGTTGCTCATAGGTACGGGCTGATCCGTGTAGAGCTTGCTGAGCGCGGCCTTGATCTTGTCGTCGCCGAGCAGCTTGTCGATCTCGCCAGCGACCTGCTCCTTGGTAGCCCCCGCGGGCACGACAAGTATGCGCCTGACGAGGTCCTGCGCCATCTCGCCCTTGACCTTCTCGGTCAGCGCCCCAGTCACCATGGCATCGTGAGTCGCCTGAGCCTGAGCGGTGACGGCCTCGGCAGCGGTCATGGCTGCCTGAACTACGTCCATTTCGCCCGACACGCCCAGCGCCTCGCGCACCTGCGCCAGCGTCGCCGCGGCATCCATGGCAGTCTTGACATCAGTCATCTCGCCAGCCACCGTCTGGGCTGTCAGGCCCATCTCGCCAATGACCTGTCCCAGTGTCACTTCTTTACTGTCCAGCATGGGTTTCAGCTGGGCTATGAGTTCCTTCCAAGTCAATTTGACCTCACCTCCGGTGTCTATCTCGCCTGTCACAGGCACGTAGTTCTTGACTTCCTGAACCTGTGTCTTCGTCCCGAATTGCACCTCGTCATCGACAACGCCGTACGGGATCCGCCATAGCTTGACGCCCTCGGTCTTGGTCTCCTCCTCGATAATCGCGTAGGAGTCGTAGACTCGCCGCACCCAGGCGCTGTCGCCGAGAGTCGCCCTTGCCGCCGCCCGTATGGCCTCCCGTAGCTCCTCATGGCTGCCGTCGAGCTCGCCTGCGGGGTCGTCCATCTCTCCGAGAGCGACTATGGCCGTGGGCATGCCTGCCCGGCCTAGCGGCGTCCAGTCGATGCTGAGAGGCTGATACCCGACTACGTGCGTCTCGCCTCCGACCTGCTGCAGCTTCGGGACGCCGAAGATGCTCACGGTCTTGATCGTGCCGGCCTTAATCCAACGTTTGAGATCGTTGGCAGCCTGGTCGACGACGCCCCGGAAGTAGGCAATGCCCTTACCGACGATCTCACCCTTGGCGTCCTTGACCTCGGCATTATCGTCGAACTTCGCCCCTACCCAGTGCGTAACCGGCGTGGGGAACTCGGACTCGACGTTCTCCGGCTTCTGATGCCCCAGGAATCCCGGCAGGCCCTGAGCCATCGTCGCATCAACGATGTTCTTCAGGGACTCGGACGTGTAGCGCCAGCCCCGCTTGCTCTTGGTAGCGGGCACCGCCACCACCGTCTCCAGAGGCTCCGGATCGCCGGCCTTCAGCGCGGCGACGTCGATGCCGGGGTTAAGCGGGATCTCGCTCACTGCCATCTCGCCGCAGACGTAGCCGGCAATAGGAGCCGCTTCGCCGCCGGCCTCGCTCATCTCGCCTACTGCCTGCATCCACTCGAACTTCACTCTTTCACCTCCCTCCGGGCATGAAAAAACCGCCTCGGGGTCGTCCCACGGCGGTTGATCGCTGTTCAGTTGCGCCCGGTTACTCGGCCCGGTTCAGTGCATCCAGACCGGCCCTGAGTTGATTCACCTTGCGTCGCATATGTCCTGTGTGCCTCTTGGTCAGTTCGCCCTGCCTCTGCCGCTCCCCGTTGCGCCGGCGCTGGCGTTCGACCTGAGCCTGGAGCACGCGTATCCCGGGATCAGTTCGGCACACGACACATTCGCGACCGCAGTGCACACAGGCAAAGAACGTCGTTTCGATCTCGCCTTCCTGGCGGGTCTGTGGCGCCGCTGTGAAGATTCTGCCGCACTCGTCGCACCTAGCTTCCATCCTGACGATCCCTCGCCCTCGCTGCGTCATGCCGCTCTCTCAGAACCTTGATGGTGCCCTCTGCATTCACGGCCAGGCGCTCCAGGTTCCTCAGCTCTCGGATTTGCTTAGGACTCAGTGTGCCGAGACCCTCCGCCGCACGGAGCATGGACAGATTCGAGCCCAGCTGCGCGAAGTAGACGAGCTTGCCCTCCCGACGATAGTCGGGCATCTCGTCCCACACCGCCGCGCACTCGACCACCCAGTCCATCAGGCAGTAAGTGGCCCGTATCCACATGTCGTACTTGAGATAGTGCACGCTGTTCACGGCTCGGTATCAGTCCTCAATCTGCACGACGCCGATGCCCTTCTCCATGAGGATGCGCGGGTTCACCATGCCATCAGCGTGTTCTGGAGTGCCGGGTTCCGCCCGCACAGGAACCGTAGCCAGTGCCCCGTCGCGCAACTCTCCTGTCTCGTACGTGAGCACGGAATTGAGTGCGGTTTCGATGGCGTCTTTGATGTACGCGTCATCAGCGTACACGATGCGCCCAACGCCCGAGTGATCGAATTCCACTAGGGCGTTCAGCGCCTGTCCATCACGTCTGTATTGGTACCGTATTCTCATAAACCTGGCACCTTCCAGTCCAACTGCTTTATGAGGTCTCGCAGAAAGGCGAATCTGCGATGCGGCGCGCCGAACACCATCCGGCCGTTCTCATACCCCGCCGCATGGGTTTGCCGTGTCGGCGCCTTCCGTTCCACGTAGAGCAGCCTCCACGTATCGGCGAAATCCTCCAGCGGATCGGTCCTTCCGTAGTTCGTAATGCCGAGCGGATCCTTGACTGTGCCCGTCGCGCGCGTGTACTGCTTCAGATCCCATAGGCCCAGCCCTTGGCGCGAAGGAGCAAGATCCCACATCTCATCCACCCAGGGGGCGAACTGCACATCATGCGCATGGTGTGCTGCATGGCCCACCTCGTGAAGCAGCGTTTCATAACCGTGGCTAAGCCTGTCGGGGGCCCATTCCGGCGTCGATGCAAACGTCGAAGCCGCTATGCGAACAGCTCCGAGCGAAGGGCTGAAGTCGCCATACGAGCCCCCAAGATTATCGCCGAGCCTGAGTGCTCTGAATGATGGATTGTCTCGCGTTGCCTCGATGGGCATACGGTTCAGGGCTACGCCCAGTTCTGCGACTGCCTTTCGTGTCTTGCTGCCCTTGACGCGCTGGGACATATTCTTGACGAACCCACTGTTGAATTCCAGGTCGGCATCGAACGCTGATCTGAAGCGTTGCTTCAGCTCATCCACCGCCGCGTCCAGCTCTGCGTCTTTCTTCCCTGCGAGTTTGCCCAGGCTCCGATCCCATTCGGCCTTGGTCATGGCCACCCGGGCCTGAGCCTTCGGTTGAGCCGGCTGGGTCGGCGCAGGCGCCGCCACTCCCGCCTGAGGGGGCGGTGGTTGTTGGGCGCTCGGTCCCAGGTATACTTCATTATACCACTTCTCAAGTTCTGGTTGGCTTGCCGGGTCATCGCGCCATTTCTTCAGCCGCTCCACAAACTCCTTCGTGTCCTCTGCCAGGGGGGCTACGGTGCATAGACAGTTGTGTGTTACGATGTTGTTAGCAACATACCAGCCCAATGCGGTCTGGAGGTTATACACATGGCCCCGAAAACCGCTAGTCCTGCTGATATCGATAATGCGATCCAGGCGTATTGCGCCGGCGAAGGCCTGGACACAGTCGCGCGCGCATATCGCATCGGGTATCAGCGCCTGAAGGACATCATCGTTGATCGCGGGCTCCTGCGTACCAAAGCTGAAAGCGAGGCATTGAGAACCGTCAAGCTGTCTGCTGCTCTCCTGGCCAGACTCCCCCTGCCCATCGATGAAATCGCAGCCAGTTACCTCTCGGGAGTCTCCGAGAAGGCGCTTGCTGATAGGTACGGAGTGTCTCGAAACGTTATCGCTGCCCGCCTGCGCGCAGCCGGTGTCAGCCGCCGGACGCTCTGGGAGGCCGAGCAGCTGGTACACGCCAAGCGAACCCCCGAACAGTATCGCCGATACGTTCAGGCCGCCCATGCCGCTGTACGAGGCAGCACTAGGTCTTTCGAAGAACTCTGCATGAGAGCTTGCACCCGAGAGAGAAAGCAACTCCATGCGTCGCCGCAGGAATTGCGACTTCAGGCCCTTTTGGCGGCACAAGGTGTCCGCATGATTAGCCAGAAAGCCATTGGCCCGTATAACGCAGATCTGGGAGCCTTCCCCGTCGCCGTGGAAGTCTTCGGCGGCAACTGGCACGCTTATGGGCGTCACGCCACTAGATTCGCCGACCGCACCCGCTACATCCTCGATCAGGGCTGGAACCTGGTGATCGTCTGGACAAACAACCGAAAGCGCCGCGACGAGGCTATTCCCATCTCGGCCGTCGCCGCTGACTACATAGCCGCCTTCTTTCAGGAGTCCAGCAGCGACCCAACCATCCGGAGTCAGTATCGGGTGATTTGGGGTGACGGTCAGCCTGTTCCCACTAGCGGTCTTGATCTCGATGACATCGCCTTGGTACCATCTCGTCGTAGACGCTAGGACTCGCGGGCCGGCGACGACCGTTCCGGCGATTACGCAGTTGGGGTGCGGGTACGGCGGCTCGTCGCCCGCTGGGTATCCTCCCGGGCCCAGGCCGTACAGATCGGCGCTGGCGAGGTCATCACACACATCTGGCAGCGGGTGGGAGCTAGACAGCAGCCAGCGTACGCCTTTGTACGCCGGGTTGACTCGTCCGGACGCATACGTCCCCTCCATGAACGCCATGGACATCTCGGACCGCGCCAGTCGGAAGGCCTCGTAGCACAGATCCTTCGGCACCCGCTTGCCTATGCGGGCCATCATGCCCGGGTAGTCCCCCGCCATCGTCGCCGCGCCCTGCTTGACGTATCGCTCCAGATCGCGGGCCACCTTGGCGGAGTCTCGGCCGCGGGCTACACCATCCAGGATGATGCTGCGCATGTTGTCCCGCGCGTTGTCCGAGGTCGCCCAGATACGATCCGACAGCTTCATGCCGTTGCGCGTCCGGGCCCATATGGCCTCCACGGCGGCAGTGTTCACGTCGCCGAAACCGCGCTGCACGCGGAGCATGTCGAGCGGCACTCCAGCAGCCTGCAGGCAGCTCGCCATATGCGCCTGCAATGGCCTGCCCCCCAGCCCTGTGGCCTGCTGCAGGTCGCTCCTCAGTCGCCCCTCAAGAGCCCGCCGGATGTTTTCGGCTTCGCGCGTCAGGCTCTTCTCCAGCGCCCGCAAATGGTTGCGGGTGAGGTCGCTCGTGCCCGGGGCTAGCCGCGCGATGTCGTCGGCGACGTTGGCAGCGGCCTTGACGTAGATCTCCCGGATAGCCGGCTCCTGTTTGAGACGCAGCGACAGATACTCGCTCCTGGCCTCCAGGATGTAGCGGACGAACTCCTCGTCGCTATCTGTCCGAATCTTCATGACGTTCCGCCAGAGCTGCTTGCTGAGCTCAGACATCGTCAGTCACCGGCGCCGCCGGCCCTGGCCGCGCTCGCCAACTCCAGGGCTTTTTCGATCATCTCCAGTTCCTCTTCCTCCGCGCCGTCCAGCCTGGCCATCAAGATCCGGTCCTTGATTATCCGCTCGCGTTCGCCAGGCAATTCGGGATCGTCCGAGATCCACTCGGCCATAGTGTCGATATACTGCGCCAGGAACATGGCAGCTGCCTCTCTTGAGAGGAATCCGCCGAGCACGGCAGTGTTCAGCGCTTGCGTGGTCTTCCACAGCGCATCAGCGACTTCGCCGTCATCGCGCGGGTCAATCTCATCCCAGAGTACGGTCGTGGCGTAGGTGCTGAATGCTTTGTTCTCGCCGGCTGCCGTCATGGCCAGGGCCATGCGGGCCGCCATCTGCCACTGCTCAGTGAAGTGCTCGCGCTTTCGGGCCACCCTGCGAATCAGGATCGGCATCTGCTCTTTCACAGAGCTCAGGCTCGACGGCGTGTGGACACCGAAGGCGAATTCGGGAGTCTCCGAGACGTCAACCAAACAGTAGAAAAGCAGCTTGAGCAGCGACGCCGCGTCGCCGATGGCCGAGCGAACCTCGATGAACTCCGCGTCCTCCCCGTCTGTCAGGATCAGCAGCTCGCGCCCGTCGAGGTTGATCGTCTTGCCTTCCGCTGCGAACTTCGCGACATCCGAGATCCCGAAGTTGTGCAGAAGGAAACCGCTGACGTCCTTGAGCCTCAGCTTCAATCGCGGCGTGCTGTGCATCTTGCTGCCGTTGATGGCGTGCAGCATTACATCGTGGTAAGCCCGAAGAAATGGCTCTACGGGCTCCAGATCCGACTTGCCGAAGGCTGCGGTAGCACTCGCCTCGTTCCGGAAGTGCACAATGGGAATGAAGCCCCATTGGTTGGGCTGCTCGCCGGTCTGTACGTCCGGCGGCGTGTCTCCCTCAACCTCGACCTTCCGCGTGTCGCGACGTATGCGCTGCGTGACAGTGCATCGACGCCGATTGTCCGACTCGTCCGTCCAGGTGTGCTCCGATCTCAGGACATACTCGCGCGCCGATCCCGTGATTGGGTCGCGGTTGACCGCCGCAACTTGCTCAGGCGGAAGGATGTTGAACACCAACCGCGCCCCGTTGGTCTCGGGGTAAAGTTCGGCGTCTTCATCCTCCTCGCGGGTGAGCATCACGTAGGCATCGCCCTCGCGGAGCGCGCCGGTGTGGACCTGCTGCATGCGACTCACGTTGTCGCCGAAGAAGTCGTCCAGCACAGCCTGGGCTTCCTCGTCCTCGCTCCTGAACCGCGGCACACCCATGAACGCCACAGTCGTGTTGACTACGGGCTTGGCAAACGCCCCGCCGAGCTTGTAGTTGTCGTGCGTGTTGTCGTAGAGCTGACGCGCCAAGGCGTAGTCCACGCGACTCGAATCGAGCTTGTATCCGCCGCCGAGACGTCCGGCCCTGATCGACCAGCCCGTGACTGCTGTGCGCAGCTTGGATATCTCGCCGGTGATTCGTCCCCACCAGCTAGCTTTACGTGCCATTACTCATCACCTGCCATAGACTCTGAGACCGCGCAGCACCGAGAGCGCCGCGGGATCGTGCGATACTGACGGCGCGAACGCCAGTACAACAGCATCGCCCCGGTCCGGCGAACGTCCGAGGCGCTTCTTGATTTCGTCTTTAGACTCCAGCTGTACCCGGCCCCTGCTGTCGACCTTGTACCTGACATTGGCCAGATCCGCCAGGAGGACATCGTCCGGAGGCAAGGCAATCGGATTCGGGTTCACCCGCGGATTCGGATCCAGAAATTCTCGCAAGTTCCACCACAGCTCGGCGCGGAGATTCGCGAATCGTTCCGGCTCAGCAGCTGCAGTCGCCACGTTCACGCCGGTAGCCGGGCACTTCAATTCCTTGAGCCTATCCACAACACCGGCGCCGATACCGATCTCGTCTACCTTGATGGCGGTGGCGTCAGTCTCGGAGTGCGCCGCCTTTACCAGGCCTGCGGTCTCCATCGTGTCCTTCTGCGCATACACCAGCAGAGGTTCGATCCTAATCCCGCGCCTGATCGCGATCACAGACTCATCGCTGCCATACCTAGCGATGTCCGCGCCGATCTCGACGGGCTCGCCGGGTTCCGCGTCTAGCCAGCGCGCCTGTGCGGCTTCCACCCAAGCGAGAGGGATCAGAGTGTCATCTGCCCCCTCGGGGAAGTTGCCGGCCACGCGCGCCTGATAGGCCACCGAATCCGGGCCCCACTTCACAAACTTGTCATATGCCCACGCTGGAGTAATCAGCTTCGGGTTGGGCAGTAGCCCGGCGATCTTGCCCTCCCAGGTGTTGTCGCGGAAGTCTTCCTCAGTAATGCCGAACGCCGTGAAGTTCGGCGTGTCGAACGCGCTGATGTGTATGGTGTGATAGCCCGGCGCCCTGAACGCCTTATGGAATGTGCCTCCCACTGACGTCGGGTTCCCCAGCAAAAGTAGGCGGGTATGCTCGGACGTGAGCACGCCCTCGATGGCCTCGTGAATATCCTCCGGCACGCCGGCCGCTTCGTCGACGACGACCAGCAGATGTTCCTCGTGGTAGCCCTGGAAGCGGTCAGGATCGTTGGTGCTCAGGCCGGCAGCATACCACTGGTCACGGATTATCTGCAGTTCCGGGCTTGCCGGGAGCAGGTTGCCCCCAAGGGGTCGCCCGGCCCTCCGCGCCCTCGCGTAGCTGGCCCGGACTTCCTTCCATACGAGCTTCTCCACCTGCCTCCAGGTAGGGGCGGTGGACAACACAATGGACGGCGAAAACACGTTGAGGAACCAGAGTATGACTTGCCCTGCCGTAAAGCTCTTTCCTATACCGTGACAGGATCGCACAGCTGTGCGCGGGTTATCGCGCACCGACTCCATAATCTCGATCTGTTTGCTCCAGGGCTTGACGCGCAGGACATGCTCACACCACCAGATCGGATCTCTCTGCGCCTGTCCGAGTAGCAGGCGAGCTTCTTCAGGAGTCGGATTCCGCGTTGGACGTGCCATCGGACTGAGCCACCTTCACCAGGTCAACCCACTGGATGGGTCCGCCATCGGGTCCGGAGAGCTCGTGCTTGGATTTCTCCGCATAGACCCCGGCCATCTCTAGCAAAACCTTGCCGTGCTGGAAGGAACCTCGCGTGGCCTCCTTGACGAAGGCGTTCATCACCTGGCCGAGATGACGCTCTGAGAGCGCGGCAGCCTGGCTCTTGTATGCCTCCCGGAAGTGGGTCTTCTCGAATGCGCGGTAGTATGTCTTCCTGCTGCAATCAATGATGTCGCAGATCTCCGAGATGGACTTGAACCTGTTGCCGGGGTCTAGCAGGGCTTCGATCAGCCGTTTCTCCGTGGCCGTCAATCTTTTCTCTGTAACATTTTGTACCACTGCAGATCACTCCAGAATGTCCATTACCTCCCGCCCCGGACGAGCCCAATCCAGATCGATCCCGAGGACGCTCCGGAAGTCTTTCACGTCATGGTCCACCAGCTTATCCCCGAGCGCTGGGATGTGCATGAGCTCGTGAAGCATGAGGATGGCCATCTGCTTGGCGCTCATGTAGTCCGCGTTCTGGCTGTAGACCACGATGGCGTACCGCGCCGTGATGTAGAACCCGATAGGGTGACCGACAAGCCGATAGGTGCGGGCCAGGGTGTATCCAGGCTTGCTTTCCAGCTCCCGCAGGAACAGGATGTCGTCCACCTCCACATGCGCCACTTCGGGTCGCACAGCGACAATATCCGCGGCGAGCTTCGCGAGTTCCGGGGCATCTTGCCATTCGGCCATCTGCACCACCTCCCTTCGAGTGTTACGGGGCTTGGGCGGGGCGGGAAGGAGGCGACCCGCCCCGGCGGCTCTTGTTACGCCCCGTTGCCGCAAAAGAAAGACGCCCGGATCGCACCGAGCGCCAATCACGATCTTTCTCCGCAGGCGATACTCCGCTCCATCCATAGCATCGCGCGGATGTTGTGCCTCTTGAGTTCCTCCGGTCTCCAGAACAGCCCGTACCGTCCCCTGTCCGCGAACTCCCGATACCGGCCGAGTTGGCGTCCGAACTTCGAGCCCACGAGCCACGTCGTCGAATCAGACGAATAGAGCCCGATATCCTCACGCACAGCCCCCACACCGAATCCATGAAACCGCGTCTTAGGAAAGCGCTGGGTCGCCGAGCGGATCCATCGGCGGCAACCAGCGGCGTTATCAAGCAGCACGGGTACCAGCCCGCCCAGGCCCACGTAGTCATAGCGTCTGCACATATCCGCCAGGACTTTGTCTGGCTCGCCGTAGTGGTAAACCGGCATGGGCCGGAAACCACGCTGTTCCAGCGATGCCTGGTTCGCGCGCGTGGCTTCCGCGTCGCCGACAACATCCAAACTCGCATACGCCACGCATCGCGGCGCACACTCTGCAAGCACTTGCGCATACCACTCGGTAGTCAGCCTGATTCCGCGCGTCATTGCGCTGAATGCGCCGGAATCCAGGAACACGTCCATTCCCAGCTCTACCGCGGTCGAGATGGTTTGCCTGAAGCCGGCCTGAGCCGCACTCACAAGGACGCGCTTGACGCCCTCGTCATGCAGCAATCGGATTTCGTGAGGCCGCGACGCGCCGAAGTACATCAGCATTGGGCACGCTCCCCAAAACAAAAGCGGCCCGCTCCCGCGAGACCGCCTCGATACCAACGTATCATAGATTTCTCGCTACGACTCGTATGATTTTCGTAGTCATAAAATGCCAATTCCTTCGGCGATCTTCCGGACCAAGCGTTTCCGCGTGAGCCGGACCCATCCCTCGCTGCAGTAGAGCGCCGCCGCTATCTCGCAGTTGTTCATGCCGGGGCGCCGGTAGCGCAGCTTGGCGACCTCGCGTTCGTCTCTGGTCAGCCGCTGCATGGCCGTGTCGATCACCGCGGTCTCCTCTCGTAGGGCAGCCAGCCGCGTTCGCTTCTCGATCACCTGCCGGCGTCTCCGCGTGTACTCCTCCAGCAGCGCCGTTACCCGCTCCTCCATGTGTTCCAGCTCGGCGTCGATGCCCGGGTCGCTCCAGCCGCTTGCAGGGGCGAAAGACAGTGCCTGGGTGATGGAGCGTATGGACCGCGCGCCGGCGATGTCCATGGAGATCTGGGCCAGCCTGTCCTCCAGGGCCCCGATCTGCGCCTGCAGTCGCTCTATCCTGTCCTGGGTCGCGTAATACCGCCAGAGCAGGCGTTCGGTGCGTGGGAACCAATCGTGATCGGCCTGCATCATCGTCGACCGCCCCCCTCGCGCTCCCAGCCGCGGCCAGGCCTGGTCTCCATCATGCGTCTGGTGGCCCGATGCCGGTGTAGAAATACTCCCTCCGCCAGGGCCGCCAAGTCCTCCAGCTTGCCACGCTTGCCGCAGGCGCCGCAGAAGTAGGTGCTCTCCGTGGGATCGAGCTCCATGCGCTGCGACTCGTCACACAGAGGGCAGTCGACCAGCACCAGGATGTGCCCCTCGCACTCCAGCGCGCCCAATATGGCCTTGACGTGTTGCATTCCCGATAGTCCCACGGGTTCACCCCCAACAAAGAAGCCGGCAGCCCGGAGGCGTTACCCTCCGAACCGCCGGCATGGCCTCTTTGCCTAGCCGACCTCTCAGCAACTGGCTGCAGCCAGGGCTGGCCTGAGCTTACTCGACAAACTCCACGGCGACTACCGAACTCCCCTCAATGTAGACCGAATGCAATCGGCGTTCGTCGCTGCCGTCAGCCGGCACTCGGACCGCATCTTTCACGAACAGCTCGCGTTCTTGTCCGTCCTGATTCACAGAGACCTTATCCAAATACCCAGAGTATCGCGTACCGTCCTGCATCACTACTTCAACCCACTGGTTGGTGCTGGAGTGTCCGATGATCATGACGTCATTCCACACAGTCGGGCTTGTCCGGTTCTTGACACTGACATATCGCAACATGGCCTGGAATGACTCCGACTTGAGAAGTTTCCCGTATACCAGGCCCTGAGCAACAGCAACGCCGAAGAGCACTATCACCTTCCAGCTGGAGAACGCCGCAAGCCAAGCGCTGGCGTCACTATGAAAACCAGCCTTCAGTATCATGTCGAGAATCGCAACAATCACTGCGCTATGTATTACAGAGATGATCGTCTTGTCGAAGTCGGTTATTTTCGCGCCCGGACACACCATGTCGCGCACAGCATTGGCGATGAACCCAGCACCTATCCACACCAGTAGAAGCTGGACTTCCCCAACAGTGCTGGGCATACGTCACTTGCCCTCCGTCCCTTTCGGCGGTTTCGGATCAGGCCTCGGCCCCCGGGGTGGGGGATTCTGGTGTACACCATTCTTCTGGGGCATAGAAGGCACCGGCGGTCTTGGCGCACTAGGGCGACTCGGCGGTTGCGTGGGTTTGGGTGGCCTAGTATCTCTCATGCTCCGCACCTCCTGATTTCGGTAAAACCCAGCCTGACACAGCAAGGGATTGTGGCAGCGATCATGTGTAGAGATGCAGATCACACTCGGAGCCTAGTCCATCATCCCACCCTCTCTCGCTCATGCTTGTCCACCCAGATTGGCTTTCCGGCCTCCACCTTGACCACAACCTCGCCGTAGCCAATCTCGGCAAGCGCCTTCCGCACCCTCGACACAGCATCCTCAATACTTAACGTTACGGCCTGGGTTTTATCGATCTTTCGTACTGTCCTTTCGTCACCAGCCATTGTTTTCCCTCCAGGCTTTCACATTGTTGGCTCCACATCGTGATATGGCAGGGCCGGAGTCCCAATAGACCCCGGCATGTGCATGGCCTCTCTCCGTGACAATCCAGTGCCGGCCCGATAGTGTATCATGTACTGCTAACGAGTCACTAGCCGCGATACGACTATACTGCCGTGCCACTCATCTGCCGGGATGACCAGCCATAGTCCCTCGTACTTGCCCGCCACGCACTCCCGGTTCTCGAACTCCGGCTTCACCGGCGCCGGGTCATACAACCCGCACACGGGGCAATGATACAGAATCTTCCCACTCGGCGTGGTATGCGGGCTGAGCTCCCACTCGTGCTCGATCCCCACCTTGTCCACCTCCTACGCAGTCTCCCGCGCCTTCAGCGCCTCGCCCAGGCTCACCGCCAGCGGCCGGCTGGCTCCCCACGATCTGGGCTTGGGCGCTTGCTCCCGAACCCACCGATCCCACTCGGCTACCGCCGCTCTGTCCTCGCCGATCGCCATCCGCCACAGCACGGCCCGCAGGATGTGCTCGATGTCCTCCTGCCGCAAGCGGGGCGGGTAGTCGCGGATCTCGACGCGGCGACCGCAGTCACGAATCCTCACCTGCGCCACCTAGCCCACCCCCTGCTGCAACTCCTTGAGCGCCCGCTCTACGTCGTCGATGCTCCGAGCCACTATGTAGGTGCCGCCGTGCTCGGTCCACTCGCGGTCGAACCCCAGCTGGTCTGACGAGAGCCTGCCACGGCTGGTCTTGACCTCGATCATGATGACGCGCCCGCCTTTGATCGCCTGCAGATCCGCCAATCCTTTGTGGGAGCCCAGCGTCTGATGGTGCCGCACGACGTACCAGCCATGCCAGCGGAGCCAGTCGCGGATCGCGGTCTGGATGTCGCTCTCGCGCTCGGGGATTGCCGTCTTGGCCATCAGCGCGCACCTCCTAGCCTGTCCACGAGCAGTTCGGCTTCCTGCTGCTCGCCGGCTCGATGATTCCAAGTATCAGCAGCCTCGTTCTCAGTGCGTGCCCTGGCCCCCGTCGAAGCGCACGCGCCGCAGAGCACCGCGTACCTGTCGCAGCTGGCGTAGTGAGCGACAGCAAGATACGTGGACTCTCCGCAGAACGGACACGGTCTCAGCCTCCCACCGTCAGCCATCTGTCTTCGCCTCCGATCCGCATCGCGCCAGAAGTTCCATCGCCGGGCCCGCCGTGCATCCGCTCCAGAAGCAGCGGTCCGTGCCGCACGCACCTTCATCGCAGCCCCGTTCCAGGCGCAGCTCGGTGCATACCGAGCGGAGCGCCTGGGCGAGTTGCTCGGCGCGCTCTTCGGCTGCGTCGCGCGCCGCCCTCACTGCGTCGAAGTCCTCCAGCAGAGCGTGGAATTCCCTGTCCAGCTCGGCGGACTCCTCGTCATTGGCCTGTTGCTCGCTCACGGCCTGGCAAGCAGGCTTGCCCTTTTCGCGCTCGCCGCCAGCCATTTGGTATGCAGCGGATACCAGATCCCGCGTCAGGCAATTCTCGCAATCATTGGGCGTGCAAGTACCTGCCTCGCGCTTCGTTGAACACGTCAGCTTCAGCTCCTGTGCCAAGGCCACGATCATCTCGCATGCTTCAGTCATCGGCTCCGCACCTCCGCCCTGACTT